GTAACACCTCGAACTACCATTGGCTTGAGATTGTTGGACATATCAACGGTACAGATACCGTTAGATCCAAGTACTAATGATTCTTCTAAAGATAGATCTTTCATGATTTCAACAGCATTTCTATGGCCTTGCCGTTACGTAATTCGCTGTTGTGGAATTGACCGTAGGCCAAATGGCAGGCCCATTGATAAACTTCATCGCTGTCTGGGTAACAAGGAGTTTCTATCAAAGAAAGATCCTGCAGTCCCATTGGCTCAGCTGCATTAGTTGGTGCTAGGGTAAACACTGGAATGCCGTGAAACACAGATTCTACAGCAGCCACACTGTTAAAAGTCACAAGTGCGAACACATCGTCATCTAATGCTTCCTGTAGTGTGTTGTGCTGTATTCTATCTATGCGTTTGGCCGCACGATCCCTGATTTCTATAGGCCTGTCAGTGTGTTTACGGATAGTGTCAACGGTATTCTGCAGCCATAGATCCATGTCGTAGTCGTAGAATCTCATTGGCTTATCATCAGGCTTTGCGATTAATATTTTAGATCCTGTTTTTTTCCAAGGTGAAATTGTTTTCTTAAAATTCTTAAATCTGTCATCAGATCTTGGTACGACATGTTTGTGTTGTAGATCGTTCTTTACAATTCTGTGCCAATACTTCCAACCATTAGGATTACTGGCAGTTATCTCGTTGCCAAAGTATCCTGTGTCTACGTAGTAAAATGTTCTACCATCGGCTAAACAACGATGTATGATTTTTTTCTTGAGTATGCCTCTAAGCACAATAGGTTCAGAACTGGCATCATAATCGAAGTCGTTGGTATTGGTGACTTTTTTACCACAACCCTGTGCCAACATATTAATATAGGGATCCTGGCCGTCTTTGCTGAGGAAGATCATTTTTTAATTCTAATTGAACATTGCATATGTCTGCTTCGCAGCAAGGGTTCGAATTCTCGATCGTATTCAATTACCCATTCTTTTAATGCTTTAAATTCACCGTGTTGCCATTCTAGATATATTTCGTGACCGCCCCAAGGATACAATTCGTCGAAAAGTATAATTGTGCCTGGTACGATAAACGGATTTAACATAGTTAAAATATCTCTAGCACTCGAATAAAGATCGCTGTCAATATGAATGAATTTTATTTCAGATTGATTATTCTGTATCCATTGAGGCAATGTTTCTTTAAAAAATCCTTTTACTAATTTAACATTCTTACCAAATTTAGGTAGCTCATCAATACGAAAATGGCCTTTTGGATGGGAGGGTTCTGTTTTAGAAATCGTAAACCAATCTTCAGGTAACCCCTCGAAGCTATCGAATCCCCATACTACTTCAGAGGGAAAATGATTCGATATCATTCTAAGGCTTTTTCCTTTCCATACACCAAACTCTAAAATTGATCCACTTATCATTGGCAGATCTAAAACTTGATATAGGTGCCATTTTCTATCAATACTCACTCCTTCATACTCTTCATCTATAACTGTGAAATTATCTAGAAAATTTTCTGAAAAATTAAATTTATTTGTAATCATAGTCCGTGCTGTAGACAGTAGTCAGTGTAGATGCGTTCTCGGTGCCATTCGTCACCCATCGGAGTAGTAGCAAAATCATGAAAGCTAGGAGTTCCTAGAGTGTAATGTAGTAATTTTGCTCCAGGGTTGGCACCGTACTCGTCGGGTAGCCAATTCCATTCGATGGGTAATTGTCCCACTAGATTAGCATCTAACCATGTGAATCTGTGCAAGGTAGCACCGGTAGCAGACTGTATAAAATCGGTAGTTACAGATCGGTTAGCAGGATGTCCGCAATTCCAAAGTATCACACTACTCCAATTTTTACAAGGATAATTTTCATTTTTAGAACCGAGATATTTTTCAGTCATTTTAGTTTTATAATCATGTTTGACAACCATAACTGCTTTTGACTCGTCTCGTAGTGCCCATAGTTTTTCAATGTCATCACGCAACAGCATGTCTCCATCCATAAATATTGCCCAACCCTTGTATTCCATGAGATGAGGAACAAGGAAACGACTATAGATAAAATGATTACTGCCATCTGTGTGCTGTTCTTTATAGTCTTTTAATATGTTTAGAGCTAATGGTGATATCGATACTGGCTGGCTTGAATGTCTAATGATACTATTCGTGCATACATGGTATGCTATGGCTTCCCGAGGATCGTATCCGATAAAAATTGGTATCATAATCTTTCTATATCCTCTTCTATGCACTGATCTCCGTATTGTATTTCTACAACTTTCAGAGGCTGGTCGGTTTCATTGCATAATTTATGCCATTGATGTTGGTTAATATGTATGTGTTGAAATCGAGTAAACTCGCCTAGCAGGTCCATATCTGTAGATTTGTCGACGGTATAGACAGTGGCTGTGCCTTCAGATACAAACCAATGTTCTGCTCGATTTTGATGGCGTTGCATACTGAGACAGGTCTTAGGTAGTACTGTAAGTTCTTTGACCTTAACTTCTCGATCTTGTTCATGCAATACCCGATAGTAGCCCCAGGCCCTACCAATCTTAGGAGCCTTCCATTCTTCTAATATCCACGAACTAGAATTGGCCTTGTTAAATCCGCCAACACCGAATGCAAATTCAAGATGGTTATCTTCAAATTCCATCTCTGGTATATTAGCATCTGTGCGATCGCCGCCATTGGCAAACACAATCTTATGATCTGGCCATGTCTGCCTGGCTAACTTTATAGCCTGTTTGGCGCTGCCATCATCGTCATTAAACTCTAAAACAAAATCTACATCTTTGATATTTTTGACGATATTCATGCGTTCGTCCCAAGGCATAAATGCTCGGCCTTTTTTACGAACTAACCACGCATCAGAATTAACACCAACAACTAGCGTGTCTCCTAATTGTTTTGCTGCACGAAAGTAGGCGATGTGCCCGGAGTGTAGAGGATCAAATCCTCCTGTGACAAGTACTAAGGTTTTCATGCAGATATTTATCTGCACATATAATGACTAACTTAAAAGATTGGCTTGATAATATGAGGAATTTTTCAACCATTGATAATAACGTTCGAAACCTTCCTCTATGTCTATCTTAGGATCAAATCCGAAATCTTGCCGTGCAGCAGAAATGTCTAAGGCACCGCGACTAGGAAAATCTTGATCTTTATCACCGATAGCAATACTACCATTGCCAACTAATTCCACCGCTAATTGTGCGGCTGCGTACAAGGTTTTACTATGGCTTTTGGTTATATTGTATGTTTTGTTTTTGGTCTTTTCACTTAACAATGCCTGTACTATACCCTGGGCTGCGTCGTCAACGTAGGTGAAATCTAAAGTTTCATGAATGCCGTTTACCTTTAATACACCGCCTCTCATGGCAGTAAGCAGAAACTTTGAAATAACACGATCCTCAACATCTAATGGTCCATACACCGCACTAGGTCTAAAGATAGTATGATCGATACCTTTACGTTGGTAATCTCTCACCAACCACTCGCCTGCCAACTTCATTATACCGTACTGACCCTGTGGACGGCAAACAGCATCTTCTTTGACATAATCTTTAAAATCACCATAGACCATACTGGAGCTGGCATACAGGAATCTCGGACATTGGTATTTCACACTGGCCTCTAATAGGTTCAGTAGTCCTTCACTCATAACTTTAGCGCCTTGCGCAGGATCAGCATTGACTACTTTTTGCCGGGGAAATGATGCTAGATGTATAACTGCTGAGGGTCGATAGTGTCTAAACAACCATTCTACACTATCTCTTTCGCTGATGTCAACGCGATGTATTTTATCAGTTGTGATTAAGTTTAATCTTTGAGAAATTAGATAATCGATTTCAGCCTGAGGTATAATACCGTAGTTGGTTCTAGTGTCAGTAATTACCACTTGTTCACCAAGATCTTCTAATTTCTTAACTACGTGGTGGCCTATTAATCCTAGGCCACCAGTTACTAAAATTGTCATAGAGTAGCGTCTTCTAGTCCTGCGGTTCTAAGTTTGACGATATTACTCAACTGCCATTGCTTGATATCTAAGGCTTTGATAATGCCTAGCCATTTATTGCGTAGCAGAGCAAAGTCATTGATGATCTTTTCAAAATCTACAACATCAGCTTCACCTTCCACAAACTTTTCACAGTCTCTGGAACTGAGCTGACGTTGATAGTTTTCGAGATATTTACGAAAGTGTTGACTACGAAGTCTACGAAGTTCGATATTGAGATATTCTAGGATACCCTCAATTTCTTGCAATTGATTGAACCGAGTTTCTACGATGCCAGGCATCTGCGCAGAGGCTTTCTCGATGCTTCCCGTTACACGGACATCTTGTTTTGCTGAAAGTAATTCAGCTTCATAATAGGCCACGGCATCGGGAATATTCGAAATATCCTTGGAAACTCGATCATACCAATTCATTTATTCCTCGTCGTCTTCGTATTCTTCTTCGATTTCCTCACCATCAATAGCATATTCGATGGCATCGTCTAGATAGGGATCTACTCCTTGCAGTGACTCTAACACAGAGTCTTTGATACCGTGGTCTAATAGTGTGTTAACAAAATCAGCGGCAACATCAGCTCGTTGTTTTTCTGGAATATGACCAATCACTACATTCCATATATCGGCGATTAAATCTTCTTTCATTCGGCTTCCTCCAAGTCTGGTTCAACTGTAGTAGTTATCTCAGAAATGGATTTTTCACCGTGTTTTGATACATCTGCCATGGCCTTGTCAAGACCGAGATTGTCATTGCGTTCCCAAGCCTTGCGGAATTGTTTAATGATCTCGCCATCGGCAGTGGTATAGACTAGGCTGTTTCCTTCTTTCTTGAGCATGCCTTTGGCTTCGAACAGGTCGACCAGTCCACTATATG